TCATTATGTAATAGTTCCAAACGGACTATAGAAGGTGGGGGTGATGTGCTGACTAGCATCACCTTTTCACTTGACAATGATATGAATTTGTTATATACTTGTATAAAATTCACAAAAAGGAAGGTTCACATTGAGTATGAAAATTATTTCAGGTAATGCTAACCCTAAGTTAGCTCAAGAGATAGCAGACCATTGTTTTGCTACACTTGTTCCTGCAAACATTAGTACTTTTGCTGACGGTGAAACCAGTGTCGAATTCTTAGAAAATATAAGAGGACAAGATGTTTTCATTGTGCAATCTACCTGTACACCAGTTAACGACAGTTTGATGGAGTTGATGATAATGATAGATGCGGCTCGCAGATCTAGTGCAGATAGAATCACGGCAGTCATACCATACTACGGTTATGCAAGACAAGATAGAAAAAGTGCAAGTAGAACACCGATTACGGCAAAACTTGTTAGTAACATTATTACAACATCTGGCGCAGATAGAATCCTAACTATGGATCTTCATGCTGGTCAAATACAAGGTTTCTTTGATATTCCTGTAGATGATTTAACCAGCAGGGTGGTCTTTGCAAAAGATATCAAAAGAACTATTGGGATAATAGATGATCCTGCGATTGAACAGGTTGGCACAGTTTTTGTTTCACCAGACGCAGGCGGAGTTGTCCGTGCAAGGAAATTTGCAGACATGTTTAGAGGCGACATAGCTATAGTTGATAAACGTAGACCAGTTGCAGGTAAATCAGAAGTAATGAACCTAATTGGAGATGTAAACGGAAAACATGCAATACTGGTAGATGATATTGTTGACTCAGGAGGCACACTTGTAAATGCCGCACAGGCAATTAAAGACGCAGGTGCATTGAGTGTTAGGGCTTATATTACACATGGTGTACTATCAGATGATGCCTGCCAAAAAGTCGAAAAGAGTGTACTAGAAGAACTTGTAGTTACAGATAGTATTCCTAATCGTTGTCCTAAAAACTGCAAAAAGACAAGGCAAGTATCTGTATCAGAACTATTTGGTGAAGCAATAAGACGTGTACACAACGAAGAATCAGTAAGCAGTCTTTTTATATAGCTTTGTCAATATTGTCGTAATAAGCCTGTATGTCGTGATCGCCTATTGAATCAAATCTTCTTTGTTTAATACCGTCCCACATACCTTTACACCAATCAACAAAGCCTGGCTTCCCTATCTTACAATCACTTGTAATGTAATGTAGCTCGCCATGATGTCTATAACCCATTATCCAGAGGGGTACCTTGGTAACGACATCGTTATTGTTTCTCCATCTATGATGTACAACATCTAAACTTTTAACATATTTCTTCCAGCCAACCCTAGGCGATCCGTATGTGTAAAGCTCTACTGGATCATTCAGTTCTTTATTGTGCTTTGCCCTACTTGCCATTATGGTTGCCATTGCGGCTCCTAAACTGTGTCCGCAAAACCAAAGATTTTTCTTCAGATTAGTCTTGCGATTTATATCCTCACACACCATGGGCCAAAGTTCATCTACTTCTTCTTTGAATCCTTTGTGTACTCTGCTCACAGTTTCTGCCATTACTGGTATTGCTTTTAAATCAGCACTAATATCGTTCCACTCAGTGGGCTGTGTTCCACGACATGCAATCACTAGATCAGTCTTGTTCATGAACCTATATGCTTGAGCACCATCTCTATCATAAAATTCAACTGTATTAAAGCCATAATTTTTTGCTTGACTTGTTGCATCACGTTTGTTACTATAAGCTATCTTAGAAAGATCGGCAAACATGAGTGACCTCTCCTTAAAACTTAATGATTCTATGTTCATATCCCCTCCTTCAACATGTATATCTATATTTATTATTACACTAAATACATAGACAGGATGGAACCATGAAAAAACATACACGATCAATATTACAAGAATTAAGCAATTTGCATGTGCGAGACGAATCTAATGCTGATTTATTAGTGGAATCAACAGCAAATAACATTATCAACAGTAGTATTAACTTAATTAATATGATCCATAAGAACTACGATAATGATACAGCTGGTGAACTTGAACGTAGGTTCCTTAATAGTATTAGATCTGGTGATCCTAAAAAGTTTAGGAGAGGTATTCAAAAAATTATTGAGAGCAAAAGAGCAAAAAAATGATACTTAAAGAAGGCGGAAATATTTTCAAAGATCCTGAAACAAAGCAACCTGTTACACAACGTATCGATAGACAGGATGTAGATACTACCCTTGCATGGTTAGAAAAGATTACCAATCTGCCTCATAGAGATTTTAAACTAGGAACTACTGGAAGAAAAGAAACTTCGGGTGACTTAGATATAGCAGTTAACCAAAATGAAGTAACCAAAGAAGATATGATTCAGAGGCTAATTGCTTGGGTACAAAAAAATAAACCAGACGAAGATCCTAAACAATGGATAAGAAAGTCTGGAATAAGTGTACATTTCAAAACTCCTATTAACGGAGATGAAAGTAACGGATATGTTCAGACAGATTTGATGTTTGGAGATCCACAATGGATGAAATGGAGTCTGCGTGGAGCAAGTGGAGATTCTCCCTACAGTGGTGCTCATAGACAAATAATGATGTCTAGCATTGCAACAGCCCAAGGAATGAAATGGTCTGCAAACGCAGGATTACTTGATAGAGAAACTAATGAATTAATCAGCACCAACCCTGCAGAAATTGCAAAGAAACTGTTAGGACCTACCGCTCAACAGGATGACTTGGAATCTGTAGAAACTATCGTTACAAAAGCAAAAACACTACCAAACTATGAAGAATTAGTGCAGGGTGCAAGAGATACATTTGCAAAAATGAATTTAGAATTACCAGAAAACCAAGAGCTAGGTAGAATAAGAGAGTTAGCAGGGTTATGAGATTCTATGAATTTTCAATATTAAAAGAAGCTGAAGCACGTATACAACATGCAGAGGATATTGTATTCTGGGAAGGTTCTCAAGGAGCAGTAAGAGCAGTTGAAAGTCTTAAAAAATTAGAGCAAGGAGGACATAAAGATGTTACTATCAAATGGGATGGATCTCCCGCAATCATTTTTGGACGCAATGCAGATGGAGAGTTTACATTTACCGATAAAAGCGGATTTGTCAAAAAAGGTGGAGTTGAAAGAGCAACTAGTGGAGATGACCTTGAACAATTCCTCCTCAACCGTGGTGGTGGAGCAAACAGAGATAAACCGGACCGCATAGAATTTGCAGGTCAAATGAAACAGGCATTTGATTTATATGAAAAAGCATTTCCAAAAGACCATATAGGGTTTTTCAAAGGCGACTTGTTGTATTATACAACACCGCCGATACAGGATAATAAATTTGTGTTTACTCCTAATATTGTTACATACTATGTCGACACTGGTAGTGACATAGGAAAAAGGATAAGTCAAAGCCAATCGGGTGTTGTAATACACAGACAGATAGATGAACAGGGCAATGAATCTGCCATAAACATTGATGTTAATACATTCTTTGAAGGTAATGACGTTTTGGTATTTCCTCCTGTAACAGTTAGCAAAGCACCAAGGGTGATTGATAGTGAAGTAGATAATCTAAAAGTTCTTATTTCTAAACATGCAAGAAACTTAGATGATTTACTTAACAAAGAAGCTCTTGTACAATTAAAATTAACTGCTTTTAGTGATATATTATACAAGTATGTAAATCAAAAAGTAGACACAGGATTAGCTAATTTAGGATCAGACTTTACAAGTTGGTTAGCTACAAGTAAAGTAAGTAAACCAATGCAAGAAAGAATAATTACATATATAACAGAACACAAAGCAGGGTTTCAAGCTCTGTGGGCAGTGGTTGTTGGAATTCAAAAGGTGAAAAATGATATAATCAACCAATTTGATAACCATGACTCCGACATTAAGGCAAGCATAGGCGATACACCGGGTGGTGAAGGATATGTTTTAGCTCATCCGCAGGGTGATATAAAACTAGTAAACAGAAGCGGTTTTACTGCCGCCAATAGAGCAGTACAAAGATAAGGAACGATTATGAAACTTAAAGATATAATGAAAGAAGGTGACTTTGACGATTTAGGCCTTAAGGGTTACGGGTCAGAATTAGATCAAGACGATGACGGAGTTGGCTTCAAGAATGATTCTATGTTTGATCAGCTTGGTAAGATCTTAGATAGTGCAGGTAACCCAAATCCAGTAACAACAGTTAAAACAGATGACGGTGAAACAGTTGAAGTTTCTACACAACAGGCAAGAGTTTTAAGACAGTTGTTAACAGCAGAAGGAATGAAACCAAACGTAAAGATGCAGTTTACTAAAGACTTACAAATGAGTGCAACATTGCATGATTTTGTAGATCAAAAGGACTATCACAAGATGGGCCAGATCTTTATGATGAAGTACATGTAATGGATTTTATAAAAGAAATAACAGAATCTAGAATGACTAGAGACAGTCAGAATCAAAAGAATCTGACATACTCTGATTGTTGTGAAAGATTATATCTAAGCCTATTGGCTATAGAAATGATGAGGAACTATCCATCTGCCTCTCCTGTTGTTCAAAAATACTGCAAAAGTAGTATACATCACAATTACAAAGACTTTAAAATAAGTGGTACAGACGTACACAATTTACTTTATTTTCTAAAAGGCGATGAGATTGCATTAGGAAAACTAAAAGACCCAGGAGCCGCAAAAAGAATGCAGGCTTCATTACAAGTTCCAATAGAAGAAGTAAGAAGATATCTTTCTGCCGTAAGCAAAGGATTGAATCCTTCTAGTATACAACAGATGTTTATGAGACTAGAAAGTGGTTTAGATATAAAAAATACTGACTACAAAGGTATTAGACGTTCCTTATCTAATTATACTAGACTAAACAGTCTTGATAAACGTAATCTTGCTACAAGATTACTGTATGCTATGCGAGCCAAACTTCGTAACAGTGACTTAATGGACGACTATTCTACATTGGTTGCAATAAAGGATCTTGAAGCAAGTCGTGTTATTGATCCTGAACCAACTATTAGTAAACCTGATATACAACCAACTACAGATCCAAGCTATATCTATTATAGATTATTAGCTAAACCGCAAAACATGATATTAATCAAAGGATTTATAGATCATGTTAGAGAAGGAAAGCCCATTCCAAGCAACATGGTTAAGGCATATGCACCAGTTGTTAAGTTCATGGACGACATTGTACGTGCAGGTCCTTCCTATATCAATATGGTTAAAGCAATACATAATAGAGCAGAAAAAGCCCGCAAGTAACAAAAAATCGAATCAAAAACGGCATATATCGCTATATTTCTCTATATCATATAAATAAAGTTATATAAACATCACTGAGCGTGATGGCTATTTTATGAGAACAAGGAGAAAAAAATGGCAGTATTAACAAGAACAAATCCTACAGCAATAGCTAGAGGTACAATCCAAGAACTTGCTTCAGTTGGCATGTATAAAATCGTGCTTTCCGGTTCAGGTCTTGCAGTTGCGGCATCAGATGCGGCCGCGGCTAAACTTTCCGACGCATTAGGCGGAATGGCTCAAATTATCCAGTTTAAATCAAACGGTAATGAAATCTACATGGTTGCTGACAACCATGGCATTGATATCGATACAGTAGCTAGAGAAGTTGGCGCTGTGCTTGATACAGGCACACTTGGTACATTAACAGGTGGTGTTCAGACTTTATCTGACGCAGAAACTGTTACAGTAACTAAACCAACAGACATAGAAGCTATCTAAGTCTAATTGCTAGAAGGAGAATAAGATGGCAGTATTAACAAACACTAATGGAAAGAGCATGGAGGGTAATGGTGCAGGTCCAAGAACCAGAATCATTAACCTTGCAAAATCTAACATGACAGAAGCAGAACTAACTGCGGCATTG